AGGTAATTCCATCATCAACTCTATCAATAAGTTGATTAATTTTACTATATTTAAACCTACCACCAAATTTATTAATATCAACTGTATTAGCATAAGTCTCAAGTGAATTTATTATTAATGATTTAAGTGTGGCAGAATCACTAACTTGTGAAGTATTGTAGTAAACCGTTGAATCAATCTCAACATATAGCATTTTAAGATCAATAATTTCGGAGTTTATACCAGCAATAGCGTAACTCTTTAATTTGTTTTTAATCTGTTGCTTATCAAAATCAGAGACATAAGTACCATTTTTTGGTTTAATACTGATCTGTACCTTACCAAATTGTGGAGGTGATAATTCTTCTCCACCAACAACAGCAATTGATTCAGTTGCAGGGTAGATTGTCTTGATTATTGCCTCATAATCCCTTGGTGTAACCGCCCTGTACTGTGCCGAATACAGTCTAGGAGCCAAATACTTGATTGATGCTATATCTTCGTTGTAGGAACCGTTACTGGCAGGTCTGACAGTTGTTACATCTACAGAAGCGATTGGTCTTATTTGAACACCATCAGGTCTACTAAATGATCCTTGGAAGTCAAAAACACTTGCTCCATTACTAGTAGGACCATTACTAACAATATACTGAACAGTAATAATATCATCATTTGTTAGTTGCTTACCAAAATATCCATCACCAAACAATATTTCAACTCTTTCATCCTGAATTTCTTGTAGTAGATAGATTTCAGAATCTTTATTCAAATTTAAAATATTATCAACTTTTTTAAATTCTCTACCAAGACTACCAATTTGAGAATTTTGTACATTTACCTTGATCGTTGAAGTATCAATTTGAGCATTATCTAAGATAAATTTCTGATCAGAGGGTATTCTAGCAACAAAATTACTTGTTAAATATGTACCTTGAATGACATCTACCTCAAAATCAGATACTCTATTCCCTGAAGAATCGGCATATACTCTAGATGTTACTGGGGTTGTTATTGAGAATCTATATGTTGTATCATTTGCACTACCAACACACACTAAACCAGGATTTAGTGTAAGATGAGTGATTGTATTATTAGTATCTTCTATTCTTGCTTGAAAACTTATAGTTGCTTTTGATGAAGTAACGGAACGAGGAACATATCCTATGTTTCTTGCTAACGAAACTACATTTTCTCTTATAGTTGCCGAGTCTAAAAATACCTCATTTACTGCTAAATTCGCATTAAATGAGTTAATATACGTATTATATGCTAAAGTATCAATTAAAACAGAGAAATTTGATCCTTCAAAGTCAAAATCAGTAAAATTTGAGTTTGATTGAAGATAATTTCGTATTTGTGTCTTAATTTGACCAAAATCAAGGTCAGAAAATTGTGTATATGGCATTATTTTACCTAGTTGGTTCTAATATAAAGGTAAACCTCTGCCTTGGAAGAGGAATTCCTATAATATCATAAAAAACGGTCACTTCAAATGCATTACGATCAGGTGATCCAACGAGTTCTATGGATACATTTCCCACTCTAGGTTCAAAGTTACGTAAAGTTGTCTTAATTTGATCCTCAATTACCATTATTGTAGTATTTGAGTAGTTTTCAAACAAACTTCCTCGTATATCAGTACCCAGAATGGCATTAAAAAACCTTTCTGTAGGTATTGTCTCTACTAAATTACGAACAGAACGCATAATAGCACGTTCATTCGTTAAAACAGGTAAATCTTTCGTAACAGGATGAGGTATGAAAGATAAACTTATGTCTTTAAATCCTCTAGATTCTCGTTTTTCTATTATCAAGGTGAGTTATTAAGTATTACCTCACTTTATTTATACTCAATTCTCTAATTTTGTAAAATCGGTGCCATTTCTTCCCCAAAATCCCGAAACTGTATCTTATTTGAAGGAAATTCTTCAACCCAACCAGTCATTATGTACTTATTTCCCCCCATTGGAGGGTTTCCACGGTGTGTATGAGTCCAAGGTGCTGGAAAAAGTACTAATTTGCCTCTTTCTGGTGTAATGCGGCATTGTTGATACAGAAATTCAGTTTCTCCACCATCAAAGTCATCATTTAAGTATAATAAAGTGACTAATTTACGGTAAGGGTCATCTGGATCAGCATCATGATGCCACATATGGTATCCTTGAGATGGACGAGTCTTCTGAAACTTAGCATATTTAAACTCAAAAGAACGAGTATTCAGAATAGGATACTTTTTATAGTATTCTTGAACAGCAGCAAGTACTGTACTATGCCATTCTCTAAAAACTTGTGTAATTGAATGTGTAATTTCATCTACTTGTAGTAAACCATTCATGTTTACTTGTTCATCCTCAACTACGTTTCGATTATTTCTAGGTCCTACAGCACCAGCATCTACTAATTTCTCATAGTAATCAATTAAATAATCACAATCAATATCAGAATGAAATTCTGAAATGAAGTTGTCATGATGAATGACGTTAAAAAAGGGAGAATTCATCTCCCTTGTCCTTTGTATCTTTTACGAGCAGCGTTACGTGATGTTGCCGCATACTTAGTGTGTTTACCTGTTCCTTGCCGAGTCTTCTTCGGGGTTGTCTGAACATATTCACCAGTACCGAATCCACCCATTTTTGTTCTAACTACCATTAGTCATCCTCAATCATTACTGTTTTTAAATTTGTAGGATCAGGCACACCACAATCATAAAACTGCTGTGCCAAATCCTCTGTCTTATCAAAATACTCCTCTTGGGTTAATCCCTCAAAGGCAATCTTACCATCAATTAGAATATTATACTTGGTCATTAGATTACCCTAGTCTTCTCATGACCTACACGAACACGAGGATCACACCAGATTTCAAAACCTGCCTCCTTCGCATCTAGGCAGAATGAAACATCCTCTCCGCACATATCCTGTACTTCACCTGATTCAAAGACTTGCATCTTTGGAGCGAACCAAGGGTAAGGCATACCTTCATGTTCAAACACACCATTCTTAATTAACAACCATCCAAATCCTGTGTAATCAACAGTAAATGGTTTCTTTCTTTTCGAGATGCTTTCGATGGTTTCGTGATTCATCACTCCACCGTTAGTTCTGAAATCATCTTCTTCTAACCAGTGTGCTACCGAGGTGGTTTTGCCGTCTTCGGTACAATACCAACCAGCAGCAAGATCCTTATCCATTAATAGCACTTGCCAGAACTTCTCAGAGTTGAATACTATATCACTATCAATCCATAACTGATAATCATACTGTAACTTGCCGTCCCAAGGTTTCTGATCGGGTCCTCTCAGTACATTCGCACCGAGACATTTGCACCGAGCGAAGTTCACCATAGACGAGTAATCCTGTGAGATCTGTATCGAAGCACCCGCCTGGACAAGATCGAAGCATAACTGTACAAAACTCTTCAAATATGTGTATGAAACTCCACGACCTGGTAGGCAGAAGACTACTGTCTTCCCCTTGATCATTTCCTTTGCTTTCTCGTAATCCCACTCTGCTTCTTTCTTTACCACAGGGGATTTCGCTTTAACTGTAAATCCTTTAGCCATAACCTACGTAATGTTATACCAATATTATATCCCATTATGTAGCCTATGTCAACTTAAATATACGTTACGGATAACAACATCCTATCCTTTGTATTAGTGGGTGTTGAGCTACTGTGAAGAACTGAACCATCAAAAACCAACAACCGATTTTTCACACTATCAATCCTCTCACCTGTTTCAAATTCAGTAAAACCATCATTACTATTCATATAGATTAATGCTGTTTTACAAGTTTCTCCATGATCTATATGTCTATCATGTATAATTTGTTTTCCTTGATTCACATATAATAACACTCTTGCTCTGAATAAAAAATCTACTTCGAGTGCCTCAAACAAAGGTACAAATTTATCATAGAGGGGACTTTCTATTCTATACGCATGAAATAAACTATGTACAAAGTAATAATGATCTAAGTTTGCTCTTGGATCTTCTAGGTTAGTTGCTACCTGATGTTGAAATAACCAAGGAAACTGTGTATCAGTTATAATATTATAAAGGTGCTCGTAGTAATCATCTGGTAAAAAATTATCAATAACTTGCATCTTCTGTTATACCATCATCAAGTTCAATCTCTTCATAGGTTAGTTCATCTCTAAAGTATGATTGATATATTCTTCCCCATATCAACTTAAATTCATAATCATCAAGATCCTTGAAGAGACATTCTCCTCTTAGATAGATGTGAAACGTACTAGTCTTCTGATTCTGTAATGATGAGTTCATCGCCATCTGTCTTAAAACATACTTCTGTATCTTCAAACCAACCCTGATCGTTAATGACCCATTCAGGGATTCTTATATAATACTCACCAGATACAGTATCAACTTCTACGGGGCGTTTTACCTCAGGGTTATTTTTCTGCATTATGTGGTATTCTGTTTTGACATTATATATCATTTTTAAATTATTAGCAAGTCAACCCTGTGGGGATTTTTTAACAGCGAAAAAAAATTTGAGTTTCATTGAATATTGTTCTCGCTTCCGTAACACTTTGTAGGTTAGGGTAGTTAGTCGTTTTAGGGCGGCCACGGGACGGGGGGCGAACCCCCCAAACACTGTGCCAATTCACGAAGTGGCACTACCCTCTAAGATCATGGCACGTCTGTCTGCTCTGTACTGTGCCTTTGCACGAGCGATCACACCGTCCAAGTCTGCGACCATACACTTACCCAAACCTGACGCCTTTGTGAACGTCATACCACCACCTGATGATGCTCTCAGAACGTGCCCCTTGACATTAGTGTCTGTTGCTCTTACGGTTCCGATTGCTCTATTCATAGAGTGTTTTCTTTGTTTGTTACTCACTTATTATAAGGGGATAAAGGAACGAATGGGGGAACCGTGTGCCAGTTCCCCAAGTGTCACAACTAAACGTTGTTGTTGAAAACATACCCGTCAATGGTGATGCTATAGTCCCAATGGAATTGCTCTGCGATTACCTCCCAGTCAATTGCATTCTCTATGAAATGCGGCACGTCCTGAAGATCACCACAGTCGTCAACCATTTGTCTAGCAAAGTCTTCCATGCTCTCATATTGCCCTTGATATGCTTCCAGAACGCTCTCAGCGTATGCGACGTCGCCTTGCTCATCAATGTAAGCATGGACCACATCTTCGTCAAGTTCGTTGCATGCTTC